AACCAAGCTGTGCGAACGGTCAAACCCAATGTTTACAGCGCTAAGTTTGGAGATGGGTATGAGCAAAACACGCCTGCAGGAATAAACTTTGCGCCAGAATCTTGGGACGTTCAGTTCATCTGCACATCCATTGATGTTGCCAATGCAATCGTCGGCTTTTTCAATGCTCAAGGGGCTTATCAAAAATTCTTGTGGACATCGCCCCGTGGCTCATATCCAATGACCGTCATTTGTCGCAAATGGTCTGATAGCAATAAACCCGGTGGGGTCATCACCATATCAGCTACCTTTGAGCAAACGTTTGGCGTGTGATATTACGTTTTATCAATTGCAAATGACATGACGATTCAATCAGAAATTCAATCTCTATCACCCTCAGCATTGATTGAACTCTTCAAACTTGATTTGACGTTGCAAGGTGGACCTGTTCTGTATTTTCATGCAGGAACCAATGCCTTACAAACAGATTTGGTTTGGCAGGGGCAAACCTATACCCGATTTCCCGTACAGGCAGAGGGTTTTAAACAATCAATGACGGGATCGCTACCAAGGCCAACGTTGACTGCCTCCAACATCAATGGTTACCTTGCCGCATTGAGCCGGGCGTACGCTGGCTTTGCAGGTTGTAAATTGACGAGAACACGCACCTTTGCTCGATTTTTGGACGCAGTGAATTTTCCAACAGGCAACCAACAAGCCGATCCTACGCAGTACTTACCACTTGAGATTTGGTATGTGGATCGAAAAGCATCGGAGGATGCACAAAGCATGGTCTTTGAGCTTGCATCAAGCTTAGACATGGTTGAGGTTCGATTGCCTAGACGTCAGTACATTCAAAATTGCTGCACCTGGGTGTATCGAGGTGCAGATTGCGGCTATGCAGGTGAACCCGTCGCCGACGCTGGTGGAAATCCAACTTCAAGCTTATCTCTGGACGCTTGTGGCAAACAACTTTCGGACTGTAAGTTAAGATTTGGAGCTACAGCGGTATTGCCTTTTGGGGGGTTTCCAGGCTGTGGGTTAGCCTCGTGATAGAACTCAGCGTAGACGTTTTGAAACGAATTCGTGAACACGCAGAATCTGAGTACCCAAAAGAGTGCTGCGGACTGGTGATTATTTGTAAAGGTCGTCAAGTGTATGTACCTTGCAAGAACCAAGCTACTACAGAAGAAGCTCACTTTGTGATCTGTCCAGAGGACTTTGCCCAAGCAGAAGACATGGGAGAGGTGATCCGGATTGTGCACTCTCATCCTAATCTTGCTGCACTACCCAGTGAAGCCGACAAAGTAGGTTGTGAGCACAGTGGTGTTCCTTGGTTGATCGTGAATTGGCCAAATGGTGCTGTATTTGAATTTTCACCAAGTGGATATCACGCACCCTTGGTGGGAAGACATTTTCATCACGGCGTGCTCGATTGCTACAGTCTGATTCGAGATTACTACGCGCAAAAGCTAGCCCTCTTTTTACCCGACTTCGAGCGTCAAGCTCAGTGGTGGTTAAAGGGCGAAAACCTCTACCTTGACAACTTCTCATTAGCTGGATTTGTGGAAATGGATTTAGAGTCTTTGCAACCACATGATGTGCTCCTTATGCAAGTGGGCAGTCCAGTGATAAACCACGCTGCGATTTATATAGGGAACGGTGTCATCTTGCAACACTGCGCGGGGAGGCTCTCCAGTCGCGATGTATACGGCGGCGGTTGGAGGCGAGCAACGCGAAAACTCATCCGTCACCAACATCTCATTTCAACTGTGAAACTCTGCCATGCTTAAGACCATTAAACTCTATGGACATTTGGGCCGTCAGTTTGGAAAAATACACACACTCAGTGTTGCAAACCCGCTTGAGACTGTTAGAGCCTTATCGGCACTTTACCCTGGGTTTGAGAAGGCGCTGGTTTGTCACTCTCAAGGCTATCGAATTGTGTTAGATAACGCACCACTGATGAGCAGGGATGAATTGATGCTGCCGGGACAAATGCAAATCAAAATCATCCCCGTTATATCGGGAGCGGGAACGGGCGTTGGTCAACTCTTTATGGGTGTAGCTTTGATGGTGGGCGCCATTTACGCGCCTGAGTTCTTACCAGGCTTTGGAGCCTCAGCTGGTGTGACAACGGCGATTGGCAATATGGCTTTTGCTTTTGGAGCAACCTTGATCTTGGGAGGCTTGGCACAAATGCTTGCAAAAAATCCCAATACAAAACCAAACGACACTGCGTCATATTTGTTCAACGGGCCCGTGAACACAACCACTCAAGGTAATCCAGTGCCAATTCTCTATGGTCGCCTAATCATTGGTTCACAAGTGGTTTCAGCAAGCGTACAAGCGTATGACCTGCCAATAGCACCCAACCCAACAGCTTCGCCCAATCAAGTGACCTATAAAGGATTGTTGTGAGTCGCAAGTTGGGCGTTCGGGGCGCTGGGGGCTCAAGCAGTAAATCGTCAAGTGGTAGTGGTAGTGCGCCAACGGAATCTCCCAATACGCTGCGTTCAAGCCAAATGGCCATCGTCATCGATGCGCTGTGTGAAGGACCTATTGTTGGATTGGTTAATGGGGCTCAATCGGTATTTTTTGATAAAACACCACTACAAAATGCAGATGGGAGTTTTAACTTTAATAACGCAGTATTTGAGTACACCAGCGGTGATCTGGCCAGTAACTACTCAGCCATGTCTCAAATGACGGGGGACTCCTCCGACGTAGAAAGCACCACTGAGGTAGGTGTTCAGGTATGGCAAGCAACCCCAATTGTGAGAAACGTCACCACCCCAAACATTGATTCGCTTCGCGTGACTGTGAGCGTACCAAGCCTAACGTACCAAGATCCGAACACGGGAGATATTTCAGGATCTTCAGTTGAATTCACAATCGCTATTCAAAGTAACGAAGGTGGCTTTGTCACCGTGGTAAATGACACCATATCTGGTAAAACAACGAGTCAATATTCACGTTCTTACTTAATACCGTTGAGTGGAACTGGCCCCTTTGATGTACAGGTGACTAGAGTCAGTGCAGATTCGGGTGAAACCTATTTGCAAAACGCACTGTGGTTCGATAGCTTTACCTCCATCATCTCAACTCATTTGGAATATCGTCATACTGCATTGGCAGGTATTTCAATAGATGCGCAGCAGTTCTCAAGTATTCCTACGCGTGCTTATGATGTTAAAGGATTGGTGATTAATGTTCCGAGTAATTACGATCCAATTGCGTTGACTTATAACGGGACGTGGGATGGAACCTTTCAACTGGCATGGTCCAATAATCCAGCATGGTGTTTTTACGACTTGCTGATCAACACACGGTACGGACTTGGCGACTTGATTGAGCCAGACTCCATTAATAAGTGGCAACTCTACGCCATTGCTCAATACTGCGATCAACTTGTACCTGATGGGTTTGGCGGTCAAGAGCCACGCTTTAGTTGCAACCTCTATATTCAATCGGATGAAGATGCTTTTAAAGTGATTCAAAATTTGGCGAGTATTTTCCGTGCCGCCGTATTTTGGAGCGCTGGCACAGTTGCTGTCATGCAAGACGCGCCGAGTGACCCAATTCAGATGTTCACGAGCGCCAATGTGCTGGCAGGTACGTTCAAATATCAGGGGACAAGTCTAAAGAGCCGGCACACGGTTGCGCTGGTGACTTGGAATGATCCTAGTGATTGGTGCTCGCAAAAAGTAGAGTATGTGCAAAACGACGCTGCAGTTGCCAAATACGGCGTCATTAAAGCGCAAGTAACTGCTTTTGGATGTACGAGTCGCGGCCAAGCACACAGAGTTGGACAGTGGTTACTCTACTCTGAACAGCTAGAGACTGAGACAATTTCATTTCGCTGCGGTATGGACGGAGTTTATATCTACCCCGGCGCCGTAATCCAAACCTCAGATCCCAACCGTGCAGGTAAGCGCATGGGAGGACGAGTCTTGGAAATATCACAAGATTTACTCATACTGACAGTTGATGCTGCTTTTGAGATTACACAAGGCATGTCCATGAGCGTGCAAGTGGCGATGCCTGATGGGACCATACTCACGCAGGCGATCAATTCAGTGAATTCTCAAGTCGTGGATAACGCGCTCTGCAATACGATTATCTTAGCCGCTCCTTTGACGACTTCGCCTAACTTTGTTCCACTACCCAATGCAATTTATCTCATCACAGAAACGGATATTCAACCTGAACTTTGGCGAGTGGTAACGATCACGCAAGTGGATAACAATCAAATTGAAGTTTCAGCCGTTTCGCAAAATCCCAGCAAATACGCAAGTATTGAAGATGGACTCACTTTAAATGTTGCACCTACAAGCAACCTCAGCGCTGTGCCAGCCCCGCCCTCCAATTTATCCGTTTTAGTGTCTAGGTACGTGATCGATATTGGTGTGGCGGGACTGAGTTTAATGTTGTCATGGACTGGATCTGCTGCGAGATATGTCGTAACTTATCAACAAGCCAATGGCCAGCAAGTCACCCTCACTCAAGATCAGCAAAGCCTTGACATTGAAAACGTAAGCCAAGGGGCAAGCTACACCTTCACGGTCACTGCAGTATCAACGCTTGGGTTTTCCTCTCAAGTTGTCTCATACACAACTACTATCAATGCACCTCCTATGGTTTATCCAGCAGATGTTGCTAGCCTAAGTGCTCAAATCACAGGAGGTGGTGTACTCCTTAGCTGGAACGATATAGAAGATCCTATGCTCTATGACTACGAGATTCGCGAGGGATCAAGTTGGTCAAATTCAATCTCTTTGGGCTTTTTTGCGGGAACCAACGCCACAGTACCTCCATTACCTAGCAACAACTATCAATGGATGATCAAGGCACGCGATAAGTTGCTCAATGAGTCAGTAGACGCAACCACAGCAACCTTGCTGGTGAGTGCACCACTCGCTCCCTTAGTACAAGCCAGTCTGGTTGGACAAAACTACGTGCTATCGTGGACTACGCCTCTAAGCATGTTTCCTATTGATCATTACGTGATCAGCACTGAGACATCTGCTAGTTCCTCAGGTACAGCCACTGTATACCCCCTGCAGCTGGCTTTGGCATACACCACACAATACCAGAGCAAAGCTAATTTTGTCGGTTCTCAATCATTTTGGGTAACTGCAGTTGATGTAGCTGGGAATGCCAGTCCTCAAGCGCTTGTGCAAATCACAATCAATGCGCCCAGTCAACCGGTCGTGACCACGCAAGTGATTGATAACAACGTGCTGCTTTACTGGAGTGATTCAACACAGTCGTTACCTGTTTTGACTTATCAAATATCTAAGGGCGCAACAGCTTTAACTGCTACGGTGATAGGTACAAAGTCTGGACTTTTTACAACGGTATTTGAAACAGTTGCAGGTACTTATACCTACTGGATAGAAGGGATCGACAGCGCAGGCAATGTGGGCACAGCAGGAAGCATTACGGCCTGCGTTAATGCGCCACCTGATTACGTGCTTCATTCTGATATCTTTAGTAATTTTGAAGGAATACTCACCAACGCTGTACTAGCAGACGGCGTCATTGCATTACCCGTTGATACCACATCGACTTGGGCAGAGCACTTTATAGAGAACAACTGGAATAGTCCCAATGATCAAATCAATGCGGGCTATCCCATATACGGTGAACCCACACTTGTCAATGGATCTTACGAAGAAATCATTGATTACGGAGCCACGCTTGCAGCAACCAATGTCACGGTAACACCAACCACGCAAGTGATTGCAGGGAACCCATCAACTTCTATAACCATCAGTTGTAGCAACACAAGTGGGTCAGGACCGTGGACGGATTATCCAAATACTTCACAGGTGTATCTCACCAACTTCAGATGGATCAAAGTGTGTCTAACGGTGAATTCTGAAGATAACGTCTCTTTGATAGAGGTAAGTAGCTTAGAGATCAAACTCGATGTAAAGCTTAAAAACGATGCAGGAACAGCTCTTGCTGTTGCCTCTGATACAGGAGGTACTAACGTTAGTTTCAACGTCGCATTCGTTGATGTAACTAGCATTAATGTGACCCCCCAGGGCTCAACACCCGTGACAGCGCTGTATGAGTTTATAGCTTCAGCGTATCCAACCAATTTTCAAATCTTTTTATTTGACGCGAACGGCAATAGAGTCGCTGGCACAGTGTCTTGGTCTGCAAAAGGTTATTGAACACGTTATTGATATTTTGAGACAAGTCTATCGCTTGGCTTCAAGCTATAGGATTTTTCTAAAAATCCATCTAATTAAGAGAGGATCCATCGATGTCCAGTACATCTGATTTTTCAAAACCGTTAACAACGGACACTTATGTGAACGTGACTGCTGAAGTGAACGCTTTGGCCAATGATTTGGCTAAGGGGTTAGATCCTGCGACAACCAATCCTGCAAATACACCAACTAACGC